GTGACGTCGGATTTTCAAATAACCTATCCAGAGTTAGCTGTCCCACTCCCCGTGCCTATAGGAGATTTGAAGTTAGCGGTGAACGATGTTGGTCCGCCAGATATAGACCAGAATATAACCGAAAACGAGGTTTAACCGAATTGTGTAATGCTTTTTTGTACATAGATGTAGTAGGTGACACCCTTATAGAAAAGACTTTCATTGACTGTAGATATGTACTATTTGACGTACTATACGGTGTCAGACTTGATGGTTGGACACACGTTAAGTTTAATACTGATGTGGTTTATTGTCTTTGTATATATAATAGTACCTTACGAGCCACTACCTGTTACGTTTCACTGACCGACGACCTAAGGACAATGGGAAAACATGCAATGCTGCGTATGTCCCGTATACAGTTTGGACCAAGTTTGTTTCCTTTTGGTAAAGTTGATAATAGCACCGTCATGTCACACGTGTTGCATATAACTACTGACAGTATCAGGCACTATGAGATAACACGTCAGCGAGGACCTAAGCCAGAACATAAGGCACTGTTCAACGAGGTTTATAATAAACAATTAAAGTTAGACAATGCTAAGATTTCAGCAAGACATATGAGACATATGACAATTAATGAGTTACGTGATATAGACATCAAGGTTATAGAGGAACGCTGTGCGTTCATGTATGAGTGGATGTATAGTATGATAAACAGACAATTAATGAGTGAGTCCGCAATGATAGGTTTCTTATTATGGATACTGGGTATGCCAGATGAACATTACACCTTAATTAGCAGGTCAGCGTTGTGGTCGTGGTCTTACGATAGTCTTGAAGACTTCGCTAAGACTGTTAAAAAAGAGATTTCATTAAAGCTTAAAGCAATACAAAATTTGTGTGGTATAGATTGTAGCATATTTTTTGAATTTGAAGTCTTGGTTAATAGAGGTATTGGTGCGGTGTCTTGGGAAAATGAAAAAGAACATCGGGTCAATCCGAACACAGTAACTATTAGTGACGTAGAAATTCTAGAGCGGGCTCACGAGTTATTCAAAAAAGTTAAGAGAAGAGGCGGTCGACCGTTTAAAAGTCATTTTGATACTTATTTTAAAATGAGATGGCAGTGGGCACCACCTGGTGCGTATCATTCACAATATATTGAGGATCAGCAATACGTGTCAAGTGACCCGATGCTAAAGAATAAATTGTATGCATGCTGCGCCATGCCTAAAAAGGAGCTGGAATTCTTTACTAATAGAACACCACAAATAGTCGCTAGAGCTTCTACCAAATATGAATGGGGAAAGCAACGAGCCATATACAGTGTTGATAACACAAACTTTATACTATCTAGTTTTGCAATGAACGGTTGTGAAGAAGCCTTGGCTACCATAGTACCTATAGCTCAAGAAGCTGAAGCTGCCAGGGTTGGCGCCACTGTGCGTGAAGTCTTGAAAAACGGTGTACCTTATTGTTTCGATTTTGAAGACTTTAATGCTCAACACTCTACGAGCGCTATGCAGCAAGTTCTTAAAGCGTATGGGAAAGTATTTGAGGCGGATCTCTCACCACAACAACTCGAGGCCCTCGGTTGGGTAACAAAGTCTTTAGACGACGTAGTCATACAGGATAGACACAATGGTAGTTATAGAGCGCAGGGTACGTTACTTTCAGGGTGGAGATTAACGACATTTATGAACACGGTGCTTAACGTTATCTACACACAAGTAATGACTGAACAGGACCCGTTCCCAACGACACATAGTGGCGACGACATTCTAGGCGCTGTGACCACACTCAAACAAACACAAAACATTGAAAAGAATGCGCAGATATACAATATTAGGTTTCAGAGCTCGAAATGTTATTTAGGGTCCATCGCAGAATTCTTGCGGGTTGATCACAATGTAGGGGATGGCAGTCAATACTTAGCGCGATCAATAGCCACTTTGGTGCACGGCCCAACAGAAATGGCTATACCCAATGACCCGCTAGCTATCTTCAAAGCGATAGCTACAAGAAAACAGGAGGCGTTAAAACGTGG